CGATGTTTAAAGCCATCTGGTGCGGGTGGTGCATCCAGCATGGATGGTGGAGCCCACGGCTTACGCGCTGCCGCCTTCTCCCTTGTCTGTGTTGCGCGAGGAGCTCTTTTAATAGAACCTTCAAACATTTCGTCTTGTTTTTCCATAATCTTACTCCTTAACGTATTTTGCGTATTGTTCTAAACTTACCCCAAGTTTTTTCGCCATAGCGACTTGCCTTTGAGTTAGTCTAACCTTATTCCCACTACTGCGCCCAGTTCCGGAAGATCTATTAACAGAGGCAACCGTCTGGGCGGGTCGTTTACTCTGAGATTCTTCCTTAAACTTATGAGGAAATTCTTCCTTCATACGTCTATCCAATGTATCATAGTACTCATCGCTCTTCGGGTCAATACCTTCTGATTCGACAAGTTCTTTATGAATACCAAATGCTGCATAGGTCATGGCGCTATCATCGCCAAACCAATCATTTCTTTGCGCCCAACTTTCTGCTTTAGGATCTGGCCTTGCAGCAGGTTGAGTAGGCTGTTGTTGCGCCATAGGCTGCGCCTGAGCTTGCTTTTGTCTTCTCTCGTTAGCTGACTTAGCCTGAGCAGCTCTGTCGGCGTCTACGGCTAATTGTGTCATTTTTCTTTGAGCAGCTACAGCAGCTTCCGTATCGCCAACTTCCATAGCACTTCTCAAAGCTGATTCTGTCTGAGCTAGTTCAGATTCCACGCGACCACTATACTGATCAACGTAATTATTATCCATTTGATTAAGTTTTTGAGCTAACTCTTGGTTTTCTTTTGCTTTTTGCTGTGCAAACCTAGTAGCTTCTTCAGCGCTTTTTTCAGCTTCGCGCATTTTTTTAGTAAGGCGGTTAATACGTTTCTGAGTTTGGTTTTCACTTTTTTGAAACTCATCGTCATTTGATGTAGCTTCTGTCTCAGTTGCAACTGTTTCATTTTCAGCTGGTTGCTCGACAGTAACTTCCACATCTGGACCATCCTCTTCACCTAAATCTAAATCTAGTTCTGCTTGTGCTTCTTTTCCGCTCATATCTACCTCTTAATAATGTAAAACGTCTTCAGGGTCCATAATTTTTGCTAAAATCTCATCATCATTTAAAATTCTGACTTCACCGCCGTCTATTTTGAAACGAGATCCTGCATATCGGGCAAACATTACCCAATCTTTCTCCGCACACCAAGGGCCCGCTGGAAACTTCTCTGTATCCTTATAAGCTAAGGGTCCTACCTTCAGCACATAACCAACTTGTGTGGAAACCTGTCCTTCTTCTACAATCTTATCTGGTAACAAAATGCCTCCCTCTGTCTTACCTTTACCTCTGTAAGGCAAAATGAGTATTCTCCAGCCTGTTGGCTGCGGCATTCTTTCTATTAAACTTTGTTCTATTAAATTGGGATCTAAAACCCTGTCTTTAGGGTCTACATAAGCCCCTTCTAATTCTGTAGCTGACGCTTCCATTTAAACTTCCTCTTGTTCTTGCTTATCTAAAAGATTTTTTATTTCACCCTCTAGATAATCTAAAGATTTTAACTCACCCATTAGACCTTTGTAGTGTTCCATATCTTTTACGTTATCAAACTCTAAAGTCTCTCGAATAAGTTCCCTTCTTTCTTTTATAAGCCTAAATACAGCTTGTGCAAGATAAATCTCATTCATTTCTATAAAAACCTCATATTGTTCTATTCTATCGTATAATCTCTTATACTTTTAAAACTACTCTCGCACATTGGGCATTTATATTCAACAAATTTTAAAATTCCTGCAAAAGGAATGGGTTCTTCTTCAATAACCTCTTGAACGGCTATTTTATGTATGTAACAGATTTCTGGTTTTACCGGCATCGTCTGACACCTTTAACATGCTTTTTGTAAAAGTAATTACCAATCTTGTTAAAAAACTTAAATAACTCTAAATTAACTCTAATCATACTTTCATTTTCTTCATTGGTTTTTTAGCTGTTTTCTTGGCTTGCGCAAAGTTTTTAGCTGTTGGAGCTCCTTTTGCACCTTTCTTTTTCATCTTCTCGCCACTACCTGCAGCTATTCTTTTTTTCTTGGCATTTATGTTTGCATATAAACTCATTTTGTTAATCCTTTATACTTCTCGAAGCTGCGAAGTCCGCCCAATCCGAGCATTCCCATTAAAACCGTCATAAGTGAGCCCATATCAAATGTGGGCAATTCTGGTATAATAACATCTAAGTAAGCACACACAAACATAGTAACAGGTGCCAACACAAAGTGCCAACATAGAGCAACACCGCATGTCCAACCAATAAAGGGGCGCCATCCGGCAACAAAGATCGATCTATGCTTTGCTTCTGTTTGATTTATAGCTAGTTGACCTTTAGCTAATTCTTGTGCGTGATTCTCTGCCATAGTTGCCACTTCATGTGCCAACTTGTTCTTCATGTCTTTGTCCTCTATAAACTTACCGAGTAAGTTACTTACTGGACCTATCAGTGCTGTTAACATTACTTTCTCCCTTATGTTCGTGTCCCATCCATATGCCAAAGATACCTGTCATTACACCCATAACAACAGATACAAAAGCTGATTGCTGCATTGTGGGTTCAGGTAAATCCATAAACCATTCAGCGCATCTCCAAGACATAATCGTACTAGCAAGCATCATAAATCTTGGTAAAATTTTCCATCTTAAAAAAGTTTCAAAATTCATTGTATTAAAATCTCATTTAATCCAAAACCTTCCAACAAAACTAAAGTAAAGAATAATAACAAAATACCTCCTGCTATTAATTTACCACTGAAGTTTGTAGAGCCAATCTTAATTGCAACAAACTCATTACCTAGTATTCTAAGTGACAGCTCGAACGAATTGTTACTTAGATCTAAGTTTATTAATTTCTTTTTTTCATCCGTCATTAATACACCTGTACTGTACTAGGATCTATCTTAGGTATAAGTTTGCACATACATTGATATGTTTGTTCTTCTGTGCCTTTCATAACAATTTGATTATGCAATTTATTTTTATACAAGAGACAATGGTTAACATCTTTAAAATATATACCGCCTTCTAGTTTAAGGCCTAAATAACAAACTAATATGAAGGCCGTCACTTTTACAAAAACTCGTTGTAATAGTCAGAATTAGGTGCAAAGACTTCCCCGCCATCCTTCATCTTCTTAGCTTTGACTTTATCCCCGTGACCTTCTCTTATCAAGAACTGCTCGAAGCTCATAGAGTCTGAGGCTGGTCCATCAAAGAACTCTTTTCTTAAATCCTTCTCTTTTCTTTTGTCACCTGCTTTAGCCACCTTGACCTCCTTGGTTGTTTTGTTGTTTCATTAATTCACGTTGTAGAGAGGAATCAATCCTAGCCTGCGCTATATTTTCAGAGCTCTGTATCCTCTTATCAAACTGCTCTCCGCGCTGCTCGACCTTCTTCTCTTCTAGTCCAAGTTTAGCTTTGTCTACCTGAGAATCATTCTGTTCAGCCTGCGCTTTCAACTGAAGCTCCTGTTCTTTTAACTGTACAAGAGGATCTGGCTGACCCGCACCGCTTAGTTGTCCGCTTAATGCTTTCAGCTGCGACATGCCTTCCGCAACATATTGAGCTGTCTTGGCTTCCATATCAATCATCTGCTCTTCAGAAATAGCCTGACCACCACCCGCTTGAATCAAATCAACCGCAGCTCTTTCACGAGCTCCAATCTTAACGTGCTCCATTATGTGCTTCTGCAAAGCCACCGCCATAGGAGGTGATTGAGCCACAAGAGGTGTAGATCCAAAAACCATGTGAGCCATTATATGGGCCTCATGGGACTGACCTTCAAAAACAGTAAGTTTTATCTGATCCAAAACATCTATGTTTTCCTGAGCAGGATCCTTTGGTATCGCCTCCGGCTCTGGAGTTCTCTTCAAGACCCTGTCTATATCTCTTACACCCAACGCCTCATACATATCCCTAAACACTTCGTACATGTTGTGCATATCAGGAGCTGACGTGGCTAGCTGCATTTTGGTCTGCGCCAAAGATATCCTTTGTGCCTGACTAAATACATTCGGATTAGATACAGGTAATACATCTACCCTATTGTCAAAGTCCGCTCTTCTAATACTCCCGTCAACACCCGTGATACTATACGGATACTCATCGGGTAAGAACTCGGACATAACTTTAGACAATAGCTTAAACTCTAGCTTCATCGCATAATGTAATCTTTTATGCACCGCAGACATGACCCGTGAGCCCTGTTCCAACATTGCTATAGTAGTACCTACAGCTGCATTTTGATTTCCATCACCAACTTTCAAGTCTGTTATGGTAGCGAATCGCTGTCCCGCATCAACTACAAAACCTAATAAGGCCATCAAAGTCTGGTCAGGTCCCTTGAACGGTAACGACATTAACCTCGCTTTTATATCCCCGCCCGGAGCATCTACGTCTCTAAACTCTCCCGGCTGTAACGGCTCGTCATCATCCCTGATCCGTAGGCCGCGGGCCTTAAATCCTGCTGGAAGATTAGATAACGTACCAGCATCAATCAACTGCCTCAAGGCAGAAGTCGCGGTTCGCGATAAACCACCTATAGTATGTATCAAACCTAAGCCATAGAAACCAAAGCCTGGAAGAAACTTGTAATGTACAAAATATTGTATCTTAGCCTTCTTCTCGTCATCTTCCCTGTAGTTCCTGCGAATCGACAGAATCTGGCCATTATCCTGTGATATTGTCACAACATACGGTATCTTTATACCAGTAGGCTCTCCATCTTCTCCAACTTCTTCATATCCTTCTAAATCCAGATCTACATGACATTCCAGTAATGTGCAGTCATAATCAATCTGTGACGGATACATCCCATCAATTCTCTCTATCTCATCACTTAAACTACCTGATTCGCTCTGAGCCGGAATAACAGGAATGTCCCTGTAAAAACCAGCTACCTGCCTCTTTCTTAAATCATTTAAGCTCATCTTTAAAACTTGCGTGATATTAGGGCACGTCTCTAATCCGCTAGTGTTATACGGTACAATTAAATTCTCTGCCGGAACAAACTTACTTACAGCTCGATCCAAGTTCTCATCATAATACACCTTCTTAAACGTACTACCCGCTAGTGGCAAAAAGAATAACATCTGATCTAACTCAGGCGTATACTCCTCCATCTCACAAGTTATGTAGTAGTTCATAAACTCCTTTACTCGCTGGGCTTGGTCTTCTTTTTCAGGAGTGCTCGACCCAAGCACGGTAGTTCGCACGGGTCCAGTGGGTGGCAACAACTCATTGAAGGCTTGGGCTTGGAACTGTGTGGCTGACTCGGCAAGTAACGGGTGCGTGACACCGCTCGCGCCCCTGAACGGTTGTGATCGCTCTTCATAGCTAAATCCAAGTAACTCCAAACCGTTAGCGAAAGCATCTTCCCACTCCTGTCTACCACTCTTGTTTTCATCAAACTCACCCACAAGCTCACTGGCTATCCTACCCAGTAACCCATCAGGCATCTCTTCAGCTAAGTTGGCAGAAAAATCTTCAGTCGTGCCTCGTTGATCCTGTGGCTCAAAATCAACGATAACACTTCCATCATCTTCTTCCATAATCTCTACATTCTCAGGGATAGGACCCATATCGAGACTGTCAGGCATTTCCACTTCTACTTCAGCAGCTAAGTCCTCTTCGTCTAACTGAGACGGTATGTTTTCTACCATGCTGCCTATCGGTTCTCTTGCCATGTAATTCTCCTTTTAGGTACTATACCACAGATTGCATATAATATTCAATGCCCCGTGGGCCGCGGTTCATGTTGACCGCTTTGTCTTTCAAACTTACTACGCCGCCGTCCTCCATCATAAAGTCTGAATCATCAAACTTTTTAGGATCTTTTTTAGCCGCAGGACTTTGTAAAACCTTAGTGCTGCCTTTAGGTCTGTCCACTAACATAACGTAACTTAAATCTCCTACACCCTCTACCGCATTCTCATAAGGTATATGAGTGTATCCTTCCGCTGCTAACGATTTAGAATGGGCCCTCAAGAACATTTTGACATCTTGTATATCAACTCTAGGGTCTTCTGATAAAATATCATCAGCTGTGTAACGCTCTCCTTTATGAATGCTATATTGTTCCGCTTGATAATCATTCAAAGAAGCTTCTGTAAAAGGTTTTCCCGTTCTAGGGTTATCAAAAGGTTTGCTCAAATCCGCTTTTAACGGAATAGATCCCCCTAATGTGTTTCTTGGCAAAGGTCTATTGGTCACCGTATCATAACCTACATTCCCACTTACAGGCGGAAGCTTCAAAGTTTTTAAAACCTCTTCCCTACTTTGACCTGTTTCTGCCATAGTGTCTCTTATCTGTTTTCGAGTACCAACACCAAATACTTCATCTATAAACCTATCTTGAGACGATTGAGGTGTGGATCCTACATGAGGACCTAAGTCAAACCAAGACCTATTAGACTCACTAAACTTACTAAATCCAGGGTCTGTGTTTTTAGAATAATGATACACAGGAGTATCTATCTTACCAAAAGCTAGCGCCTCCTTCATTGACTTTCTCTGATCTCCAATGCCTCGACCACCCGGTACCTCCGTGATCTTTGCATCACCCGCTGCAGCTCGTATTACATCCTTGTAATCCTTACCACCCTGAACAATAACATTATCATATCCGTCTAAGGTGTTTTTGATCCTGTCCATCTGTCCAGCATCTTGCTTAAACATATCCGCCTTCTTAGGGCTCATCTTGTCGTTATAATTTTGTATAGGAGTATCAGCCCTTATTAGTCCATGCTTGGCAGACATTATCGCTACATCAACATCCGCAGGAGTTCCCATAGACTTCAAGCTTTGAAACACAGGACCCAGATAACGATCAATCGCTTCCTTGTCCCCAACATCCGGACACTTAGTATCACTACAAGACAAAACTAAAAGACGGCGGCCTGCCTTTTCTTCTGGAGAAAACAAGCTGCCTGAACCTAAATCAATCTTATCTGAAACATTGGATCCGCCAGAAGGAGGGCCTTCCATCTTTGTAATCGAGGGCCCCATATTAAGATTAGGACCACCTGACACGGCAAGCATCGGATCATTCGTCTTAGTCATATAGGCCCCAATACCATCCATTAACTTAGATAGTTGCACTTTTGATAACTTACCTCCAAGAGCTAACGCTTTTAACCCTGTGCCTGTAACAGTCCCTATTGTAGGTATTGTATACGAAACATCTCCCGCAGCTCCTAAGAACTGCATGGCCGCATTAAAATATTCGCCTTTATTCACATTTTCATCAAAAGAAGGAAGAAGCGTTCCTGCTTTTTCTGGATTGGGATATTGTCCAAAGTAGTCTGCGATACCCGCAGACGGTAACATCATACCCGCATAGGCACCGGTCTTGTATAGGTCTCCTGAACTAACTTCGGAGGCCCTGTCCCGTTCTTCTAGTCTGGATAAAAGGGTCTCGTCTTCAACCGTAAAGTCATCTTCATAATTTACTTGAGACTCAGCCATCTCTTCCAAGAACCTGTGCTAGTTGGGCCATGAGCCGTGGGTCGCGGGATTGGTTTACACCACCCTGTTTCATTATACGGTTCATTACCAACATGTTTCTGTCAGCAGGTGTCTCCATTATAGTGGTCTTCTTCATTATACTCTCTATACCAGGGGACCCACCATACTCCAAAGGAATGTATTTCGGTTTAACATAATTAGTGTTTAATAAATCAATGCCACCTAAAGGCGCATCCGCCAAGCCGCCTTCTGACTCGCTACCATCGAAACCTAACATCTTGTCACGGATCGCGTCCATCGGTTCGATATAAGGTTCCGGGGGACCCGTCCTGTCTTGGCCATAAGAATTAAAAGCATCCTCATCTTCTTCCATCATTCTGATAATCTCTTCACCGCTCAGTGTCTCCGAATCGTCAAAAGACTGTCTCTCCATCAGATACTGGTCACCAAACTCTGTGTCGGGGTCAAAAATAGGAATGTCGTCTTTGTTTGCGTTGCGTACTACACTGTCAGCCATCTTCACCTCAATAATAAGCCCTTACTTGAGCCGACCCATCACCTTCTTCCCAATCATCAGACGGTAGCTGTACAAAATTACCCTGACGATAGCGCATTAAGGCCTGTGTCATGCTATCCACAAGGTCATCATACTCTCCATTTGGAAAAGCTGCAACCTCTTCTATCATCTC